GGTAAACGCGAATTCCAAGAAAAATCCACAAGCACCTTCATGCATTTTGTTAAATCTATTTGGGCAGATTTTATAAATGGGGATCACCATGTAAAAATGGCAGCGGCGTTTGATGACATAGCTAATGGTAAATTAAAAAGATTAATTATTAATATGCCACCTAGACATACTAAGTCTGAGTTTGCATCACATTTGTTTCCCGCGTATCTATTAGGTAAAAACCCTAAACTAAAAATTATTGAAGCAACACATACTGCGGATCTTGCAATTAACTTCGGACGTAAAGTTCGTGACTTAATTGATGGAGAAGAGTATCAAGAGTTGTTTCCTGAAACTTCATTGAAATCAGACAGCCGTTCTGCTGGTAAATGGTTAACAAGCCAAGGTGGAGAATATTACGCGTCGGGTATTGGAGGTGCGTTAGCGGGAAGGGGTGCCGATTTGTTTATTATTGATGACCCACATTCTGAACAAGATGCTATGTCCGATAAAGCATTAGACGAAGCATACGAATGGTTTATGTCAGGACCACGACAAAGGTTACAACCTGGAGGGGCAATCGTAATAGTTATGACACGTTGGTCTAAAAAAGATCTGACGGGTCGTTTAATGAAAAAGATGGCACAAGACGAAGGAGCAGACCAATGGAAACTAATTGAGTTTCCTGCAATACTGCCTAGTGGTAAATCACTGTGGTCTAATTTTTGGAAGTTAGAAGAACTTCAAACCATTAAAGCTTCGGTTAGTCCTTCTAAATGGGCTTCGCAATATATGCAAAGACCTACGGGAGAAGGTATTTCAATTATCCCCAAGGAATGGTTTAAAATTTGGGAAGAGGATAACCCTCCTAAATGCGATTATTTAATACAAAGCTACGATACGGCTTTTCTAAAATCAGAAAGAGCTGACTTTACGGCTATAACAACTTGGGGTGTATTTTATCCTGAAGGAAAAATAGGTGAAGAAAATTACGCGGGTGGTGAAGCGCATTTAATTTTAATTGATTGTGTAAAAGAACGATTTGATTTTCCTGAATTAAAGGCAGAAGCCCTTCGGTTATATGAATACTGGGAACCCGATACAATAATTATTGAAGCTAAAGCTAGTGGTATTCCATTGGTACAAGAATTACGTCGAGTAGGTATTCCTGTAAATACCTTTTCACCAGGAAAAGGACAAGATAAAATAGCGAGATTAAACGCAGTGTCCCCAATTTTTCAAGATGGAAGAGTTTGGGTGCCTGAAAACAGGTGGGGTGAAGAGTTGATGGAAGAAGTTTCAGATTTTCCTGGCGGAGAAAATGATGACTTAGTAGATGCCACAACTTTAGCGTTAGCTAGGTTTAGGGAAGGAGGGTTTTTAACTCTAACCTCGGACTACAATGACGATGAAGACCACCAACCTCGTGAATGGGTTTATTATTAAGTAAATAAGGAGTACAGTTTGTCCTCATGGCTATAGAACGACAACCATTTTCGGTGATTCCAGGATCACAGGAAGAAATAGAACTAGAAATAGAACAACCTGCAATGATGGATCCTTCCGACACGGAAGTATTTTTAGCAGAAGACGGATCAGCGACTATAGGTTTTGACCCAGAAGAACAAGAAGATCTAAAATTTGGCGAAAACCTTGCTGAAGTTATGGATGAAAGAGATTTATCGTCTATTGCGTCTGAACTAGTTAGTTCTTACGAAGACGATTTAGAATCCCGCGACGATTGGTATACAACTTTTAGTAAAGGTTTAGATTTATTAGGTATTCGTGGAGAAGATAGGTCACAACCGTTTGAAGGAGCTTCAGGAGTTTACCATCCAATTCTTTCAGAAGCCGTAGTTCAGTTCCAAGCACAAGCTTATAAAGAATTATTACCTGCTGGAGGACCAGTAGACACAGAAGTTTTAGGAATGACCGATGATGCTAAGTTAGAAAAAGCGAATCGCGTTAAAAACTTCATGAATTATCAAATAACGTACAAAATGGAAGAATTTGACCCTGAAATGGATCAATTACTCTTTTATTTACCGTTATCGGGTTCTGCGTTTAAGAAAATTTACTACGATCCAAGTCTAGGTAGGGCAACTTCGCGTTTTATTAAAGCAGAAGACCTAGTTGTTCCGTATTACGCAGTAGACTTACTAACTGCACCTCGAATTACACACGTAATTCACATGGCAGAGAACGAATTGCGTAAAATGCAAATATCAGGGTTTTACAAAGACATTGATCTAATGGATCCGTCCTCTGTAGAGACTAGTGAAGTCGATAAAAAAATGAATGAGATAGAAGGACTCAGTCGAACAGTTAGTGACGAAGAATACACTCTTTTAGAAATGCATATCAATTTAGATATAGAAGGTTTTGAGGATAAAGACCAAAACGGGGAACCTACAGGACTGGCGTTACCTTATATTGTTACAATTTGCAAAGATACCAACGATGTGCTTGCGATTAGACCAAATTACAACCCAGACGACCCGATGAAAAATAAAATCGAGCATTTTGCCCATTTTAAGTTTCTTCCAGGGCTAGGTTTCTACGGTTTTGGATTAATTCACTTAATGGGTGGGTTAACTAAATCTGTTACTGCTCTTTTGCGTCAATTAATTGATGCGGGCACACTTTCTAATCTTCCTGCTGGGTTCAAGTCCAGAGGACTCAACATCCAAAGACATGATGACCCACTCCAACCTGGAGAATGGCGAGACGTTGACGCACCAGGAGGAAGGTTAACCGATGCGTTTATGCCGCTACCGTATAAAGAACCAAGTGCAACATTAATGTCATTATTAGGTTCTTTAATTGATTCAGGTAAACAATTTGCAGCAACCGTGGAACAACCTACAGGCGACGGTAATTCTGAAGCACCTGTTGGAACAACCGTTGCGTTATTAGAAAAAGGTCAACGAGTTATGTCCGCAATCCATAAAAGATTGCATTATGCACAAAGAACAGAATTTAAAATATTAAAAAGAGTATTTGGAGAGTTTTTACCTCCAGAGTACCCGTACCAAGTTCAAGGAGCTTCTGAAAACGTATTTAGAGACGATTTCGATAGTTCTGTAGATGTTATACCAATAAGTGACCCAAATATTTTCAGTATGACTCAAAGAATCGTTTTAGCGCAAACACAGCTACAAATGGCTCAAGCAGCACCTGAATTACACGATTTACGAGAATCTTATCGTAAAATGTATTTAGCATTGAATATTAAAGATATCGATGCGATATTACCTCAAGAAGCTGAAATACCTCCTAGAGACCCTATTAGTGAAGAACAAGCCGCGTTAACGGGACAACCTATTAAAGCGTACGAATTTCAAAACCATGAAGCGTATATTGCAGCACACAGCGCGTTTATGCAAAATCCTATGGTTCAACAAAATCCTGTAGCATCTCAAGCGATTGGGGCAAACATACAAGAACACCAAGCAATGTTGTATAGAATTCAAATTGAACAAGCAATGGGGCAACCTTTACCAACGATGGAAGAAGGACAAATGCCTCCAGAAGTTATGAACGAAATAGCTATGATGGCTACACAAGCTACACAACAAGTTACAGGTCAAGCTCAAGCTATGGCGCAAGCCCAGCAACAAGCCCAACGTGATCCGCAACGAGAAATGTTTGACGCACAACTACAATTAGAACGAGATCAGTTAATGCAAAAAGAAGGCAAAGATCAACGTGATAAAGATGTTGAAATGAGAAAAGCAGAAATGCAAGGACAACTAGAACGCGAAAAAATTATGGCAGCAAATGAAAGAGAAGACGTAAAAGCTGCGGTAGATTTACAAGAAGCTGAATTAAGAACCCAACGAGACGCAGAAAAGAATTTCACTGAACTGGTTAAAACAGTAAGAGAAAGTAAAGAAATATAGGAGTAAATTATGAGAGAATATTACGACGCTCAGAAAAAATATCCGTCACCTTCTAAACAGGTGAACAGGTCTGCCCCTAGTGACCCGTCTATGACAGACGACACTAGAACACAGTCTGTAGAAGCGGGTGTTTGCTTAGATAAGCCAGAAGAGGCTAAAGTCAAAGCAGCATACGGGCAAACTAAAGGACTTCTTTGGTATCGTTCAATTAAGTAATTAATGGACTTTATCTTAGCAGCGGAGCATTTGCTCCGTACTTATCGAGAGAGGAAAGAAGCTCTCTCGCACACACTTGCGTCAGGAGGTGCTCAAGATATTGAGCAATACCACCGAATCGTAGGTGAAATCGCAGGTTTGAATGTTGCGGAGCAGGAACTTCAAACTTTAAATAAAAATATGGAGGAATCATATGACTGATACTGTTCCTAATCGAGTTGACAATTTCGGTAGTAAAGGTGAGAAGGCAGAACTAGAACCCGTCTCTACTTTAACCGTTGATACGTTAGACTCGCACTCGGAGAAATTACCGCACCCCACTGGTTATAGAATATTAATCCTTCCTTTCGTTGCTCAAGGAGTTACTAAGGGCGGCATACATTTAGCTAAACAGACACTAGACAAAGAAAGGCTAGCAACTGTTGTAGGTTATGTTGTCGATCTTGGACCTGACGCCTACGGAGACTTAAACAAGTTTCCTGATGGACCTTGGTGCAAAAAAGGAGATTGGGTTATATTCGGTAGATACGCAGGTGCTCGTTTCATGATAGATGGTGGCGATATGCGACTATTAAATGATGACGAGATTTTAGCAACTATAGATAATCCAGAGGATATATTATCATAAACGTGGAGAATACCATGCAAGAAGAAGCAGAAAATTTAGAAATAGAACTAGAACTTCCTGAAGGGGAAGTAGATATAAGAGAAGCAGATGTTGATGATTCATTGCCCGATAGATCGGTCGTTGAAAATTTAAACAACGCTTCTAAAGATGAGTTAGACACAATCAGTGAAGGCGTTCAAAAACGTATTGATAAACTAACTTACAAGATGAGAGAAGCTGAAAGACAGCGAGATGAAGCTGTTACATACGCACAAAGTATGACTTCAGATAACAGTAGTTTACGGGATAAATTAAAAAGTTCCGACTCATCTCTTTTTAAAGAATACGATAATCGTATACTTTCTGACCTAGAACGAGCTAAGATACATTTAAAAGATGCTCAAGAACAGGGAGACGGAGATGCAATCGCTACAGCAACAGAACAACTTTCAAGAAGTGCAGCAGAACATGAAAACCTTAGAAGGTTATCTGCACAACAGAAAGTTAGATCACAGTCTAATGAACAAAGTGTGGAAGTGCCTAATGCACCTCGTCCGCAAGCAGTCCCTGAGCCTGACCCAAGGGCACAAAAATGGGCTGATAAAAATGACTGGTTTGGAAGTGACCAAGCGATGACCTACGCAGCATTTGGTATACATAAAGAATTAGTAGAGGAAGGAGTTGATCCTTCTTCAGATGGATATTATTCTAAAGTCGATGGAAGGATGAAAGAATATTTTCCTAATAAGTTTTCAGAAGAGCAGTCTGCCCCAGTGCAACAGGTTGCTGCCTCAAGCCGTGGGGCTACAGGTAAAAAGAATGCACGCAAAGTAAAACTCACACCAAGTCAGGTAGCAATAGCTAAAAGACTGAATGTGCCTCTTGAAGAGTACGCAAAACATATTGAGCAATAGGAGTATAATATGACAGAAGAAATAAAAACAGAACGCAGCTCCCGATCTGCACAGAC